TCTTTGAAAACCAAAAGCGTATCGGTGTGATCAAATACGTAAGCGAAAGAGAAGTAAAAGAGAAAGAGCAGGCAAAAATAGAAGCGGCGAATAACACAAATTTGCTCCCAGCTGACCCAGACGCACCGATAGAAATGAGCGACGAGGCAAGAGCAAGGCTAAGACTTGGGCTATCTGCCATTGCGGCAAATATTGCAAAGAGAGCGTGAGATGAAAGCCGTATATATCACGATAACAGAAAGTGGAGCTAGCATAATCGCAAAGGTAGCAGACGAAAACAAAAAGATACTTGATAGATTTGAGATAAGCCGTAAAGACGCAAGCGGTGTGCTTGAAGTAATGAGAAAGTGGAACGAGAAGCATAAGGGCGACGAAACAAGGGGGCTATTTTGATGATGCCAAAATACGAAAATACTCTAGCGTATGCAAAAGCGACGGGGCAAGTGCCGCTAGAGGATCACGAAATGATGTATTTTGCCGACTGGCTACGGGTAAATAAAATCCCCTTTACACACGTAGCAAACGAAAGAGTAGCCAGCGTGCAATACAAAAAGAAACTAAAAGCTATGGGGACTAGCGCAGGCTTTCCCGATATGCTCGTATTTTTGCCCAGCAAGATCGTATTTGTCGAGATGAAACGAGCAAAAAAGAGCCTAAGCAGAGTATCGGACGAGCAAGAGGATTGGGTAGATACTATCAACTGCTACGGATATGCAAAGGCGAAAGTTTGCTATGGCTCGGGCGAGGCGATAGATTTTATCAAAAGCGAGCAAGGGAGAACGCGCTGATTGAAATACGACGTCGATAAATTTTATGCGTTATCGGAGTTTTTTAATGACGACTTCCGTCTTATGGCGTGCGTAATATCACTAAAGATCGGCATCGAGCCGAAGCGCGCATATAAAGACCTAGAATTTGGCAGGTATAAGCCCGAATATCTTGACGCGTTAGAGGGCGTGCGGGCGGATTTTAAGGCCGACCCTATGAAACCATATAAAGAAGCCGTATTAGCTACAATCCCTAAAACGGACGTTATCTTTAGCCGCGACGACTTCGCAAACATCGAAGCGTATAGCGTATTTGAAAAGTCGTACGACAAAAGCGGCGCAAAGCTAAGGAATAAAACTAAACGCCCGCGTAGGGTTAAAAAAGAACAACTAGAGTTTAAATTTTAAGGGGAGCGGGTGGCGAAGCTATCAGAGCAGGTAAGAAAATTAATAATAGCCGACCACTTAACGGGCAAATTTTCGCAAAGGGAGTTGGCTAAAAAATACGATTTATCCACCAGCACGATAAATAAAATTACAAAAGGGGTGGAAGCCAAAAACGAACACCTAGTGAACGCCCAAGTAGCGTTGCTGTCGGCAAGAGAAACATTACCGCCCGAACAAACGAACGCGATCGCGAACGCTGCGAGAGACGAATTTTATAATAGGCGGCTGATTGAAAACGCCACGCAAAAAAACCTAGCCAAAATCACGGAAATGCTAGATAAAAACACCAAATACGAAAAGGTGGGCGTCGGCGACGGGGTGCAAACTTTCGAGCCCATAGAGCTAAACGCAAACGACTTCAAAGCTTTGCAAGACGCGATAGATAAAGCCAGCCTGACGCTCGGCGTTAATCCTCGTTTTGGCGGCACCACGATAAACAACGCAAACGTAAGCCAAGAAGCACAAATTCAACAAATCGTGATAAGCAAAGATGAGTAAACTAGAGGTCAAACTACTACCGCACCAATACGAGCTACTAGCCGACACAAGCACGAAAATAATCGGTTTAGTCAGCGGTTACGGCGCGGGCAAAACCTACGCCGCGGTTAGAAAAGCTTTGCAGCTAGCGTTTTTAAATCCCGGTTGCGCGGGTGTGATAACCGAGCCAACCTATCCGCTTTTGCGCGATATACTATTCGGCGATCTTGAAAACGCGCTCATTGAGTGGCGCGTGCCGTATAAATTTAACCGCACTGATGCAATATTTACGCTTGATATTAACGGTGCCAAAACTCCCATTTTGTGCCGTAGTATGGAAAACTGGGAGCGACTTATCGGCATAAACGCCGCGTGGATAATCTGCGACGAGTTTGATACGTCAAAAACCGAGATCGCGCTAAAAGCTTATGAGAAGTTACTAGGACGCTTAAGAGCGGGCAACACTAGGCAATTTATCATCACCACAACGCCCGAGGGCTTCCGCGCTACGTATCAAATTTTCATAGAAAAAGGCGGTGAGGCTAAACGGCTAATCAAAGCAAAAACCGCCGACAATAAATATCTGCCACCCGATTTCATCGACACGTTAAAAGAGCAATATCCCGAGAATTTACTAAAAGCGTATTTAGAGGGCGAATTCGTAAATTTAACTAGCGGCACAGTGTATAGCTATTTTAGCCGCGATACCCACGCAAGCACGGAAACTATCAAAGAGGGCGAAACACTACACATAGGCGCGGATTTTAACGTAGGCGGCTGCATAAACATAGTCTGCGTAGAGCGAGCGGACAAAAACGGCGTAATAACCACGCACGCGGTAGATGAGGTCATAAGTTACGACACCTACGCAATGGCGCAGACGCTAAAAGATAAGTATAAAGGGCATAAAATCATCATTTATCCGGACGCGAGCGGACAAAATAGAAAAACCAGCGCGAGCGAAACGGACGCGCAAATTTTAAGAGGTGCGGGGCATTTAGTATTCGTAAATCACTCAAATCCGAGTATTAAAGACCGTGTAAATTGCGTAAATAACCTATTTGACAAACGCCGCTTGCTCGTCAATGTCTCAAAATGCCCAAATTTGACAAAGGCGCTTGAACAGCAAGCGTGGGACAATAAAACGCAGCTACCCGAAAAAAGCGACGCTCACCCTGCAAACGATGACTACAACGACGCGCTAGGGTATCTAATCGCGTATAAATACCCGATAGCTGCGCGAGATTACCAAATCAAGGTAGTCGGCATTTAGTAGTAGAATGCAAAGAAAAAAGGCTTCTTATGGCGGTAAATGCAAAACATCCTGAATATTCTAAGAATTTAATTAAATGGCAACTAATGCGCGATGCCTTAGCGGGCGAGGTGGCAAAAGAAAAATACGTGCCTAAATTAAGCGATCAAGAAGCGGAGGAATACAGCGCTTACGTAGGGCGAGCAGAGTTTTACAACGCGACGGCTAGAACGCAGGTCGCGCTAACAGGGCTACTATTTGCAAAGCCGCCTAAAGTTGAGCTGCCCGAAGCGCTAAAGAGCATCGGCGAGAATATCAGCTTAGATGATGATACGTTAGAAGCGCTAGCTAAAAATATCGCTAATGAGTGTTTAAGCGTCGGGCGTTGCGGCGTGCTCGTGGATCTGCCTAGCGTCGAAAAGGCGGAATACTCCAAACTTGAAGCCGAACGATTAAATTTAAGAGCTTACGCCACGCTTTACAAGGCCGAAAATATCATCAACTGGAAAACCACGAAAATAAACGGCTCAAACGTTACGTCGCTCGTGGTACTCGCAGAAACCTACGCCGAGCCGACGCAGGACGAGTTTGTAGATAAGATAAAAACGCGTTACCGAGTGCTTGATTTACACGAGGGCTACTACCGCCAAAGGGTATTTAGTGAAACCAAGGCGGGGAATTTTGAAGTAGTAAGCGAAATTTATCCGAGCGCAAACGAGCGCAAACTCGAGTATTTGCCGTTTACGTTTTTTAACGTGAACGATTTAAAAACAGCGGTAGAAAAGCCGCCTTTGCTTGATTTGGCTAAAGTCAATATTAGTCATTTTAGAAGCGAGGTCGATTTAGAGCACGGCACGCACTTTACGGCGCTACCTACGCCTTACGTTACGGGCTATCAAGGCGAGAGCAGCGAAAAGCTAAAAATAGGCTCTACCGCCGTTTGGGTCATAAACGATCCGAGCGCAAAGGTTGGCTTTTTAGAATTTAGCGGCGCGGGTTTAAGTACGCTTGAAAACCGTATCGCGGTCAAAGAAAAGCGGATGTCGATTTTAGGCGCGCGCTTGCTGCTAGACGAGAAAAAGACGGCTGAAGCCACCGAAACCTTGCAAATGCGAAAGAGCGGCGAAAATGCGGTATTAACCAATGTCGCCTCTACGATTAGCGAGGGGATAGTATCGTTTTTAAAAGACATAGCATTTTTTGAGAATATCGCGGGCGAGAATTTGATTTATGAGATAAATACCGACTATAACCTAACGATGATCGAACCGCAGCTATTAGCCCAAATCATAGCCGGCATTCAAAGCGGGGATATTCCTAACGAAGTGCTTTATGATGCGCTCTTAAAGGGCGAGCTAATGCCTAAAACTATCCAAAGCTACGAGGATTATCAAGCCAAATTAGAACAAGCCGCGCCGCAGGTAACGCCGAGCGATGAAGCCGTTTAATCAACTAATAGCCGAGCTTGAAGTAGCGCGCTCCCTTTTGCACGAGCGGATAAAAAACGGGCTAAGTAAAAAAGTAGCTAAATTTTATGACGATATGATCGCTGATTTGCAGGCGCAAATTTTAAAAAAGAAAAACGTAACGAATAATTTAGCCCAAACGATAAGCGATTTAAAGCAGAGCCTAAAAACGCCCGATTTACGCAAAGATTTTTTAACGCTAGCACAAAACGAGCAAGACCATCTACTAGACTACAATGAACTAGCGGGGTTTAATCTGTTTTCTAGTGTATTGCCAGAGAGTAGCATCGAGCGGCTAGTAGATAGCGCGCAACTAGAGGGCGCCACCGTCAAAGCGTGGAATAACGGCTTAAGCGCTGATCAAAAAAAGCGCCTTGAACGCGAATTAAAAATAGGCGTGAGCTTAGGAGAGACGACGCCGATGTTGGCGCAAAGAATAGCGCAGGTTTTAGGAAAAAGCAAACGTGACGCGACGTCGATAGCATTAACCGGAGCGGGCGCGATAGTAAGCGAAATTCGCCAAGCCTTTTTTGAAGCAAACAACGACGTCATAAAATGCTACAAATACCAAGCCACGCTAGATACTCGCACGTCAGAACTATGCAGAGCCTACGATGGCCTAATGTGGGATAAAGACTACAAGCCTATCGGGCACGACTTCCCGTTTCGCAAACCGCGCGTAAATACTCATTTTAATTGCCGCAGCGTCATAATACCCGTAACTAAAAGCTGGGACGAGCTTGGCGTCGAGGGAATGGACGAAGCAAGCGGTCGCACTAGGTCGTCTATGAACGGCTACGTGCCGCAGGATATGACATTTAACGACTGGCTAAAAACTCAAAGCCCCGAAACGATAGAAAAGACGCTAGGCAAAGGCAGAGCCGAGCTATTTATGCAAGGCAAGATCACTATGCGGGATTTAATAACGCAGCAGGGGCGGAGCGTAAATTTAGAGGATTTAGCAAAGAAGACGACGCCAAAAACGGTATTTTCAAAAGATAACGTAAGTATAAACGAAATAGAAGCTATCCGCGATTGGACTGGAGCTAGCAGTAGAAAAATCCGTGAGTATATGACCGGCACACTGAAAGAGCAGTTATACCCCGAGGAAAAAGAAAGTTTTGATAACTTTATCAACTTATTTAATAAATACGAAAGCAATGTAAAAAAAGGAACAGACATATATAGGGGAATAGGCTTTGATGAGATTGAAGCTTACGAAAATAGCATGTTTGCGAAGTTAAAAGCCGGTGATGAATATTTTGATAAGGCTATTTCTAGTTTCTCGTTAGAACAAAGCGTAGCAAAACATTTCAGTAGTCGCAACGGAGGCTATAAAGAGATAATACTAAAAACGAAATCACGAGGCAAAGAGCTTTACGTAAATGATTTCTCAGACTATGAGGAAAAGGAGATTTTGGTAAAAGGCGGTGAAAAATTTAAAGTAATCGAGATAAAAGACGAAGTGATAGACGGCGATAATGTTACGGTTGTTTATATTGAATAACTTTTGTTAAAGCCAATCGGAAGCATAAGCTTTATAGGTTTTTTTGCGCCATTCCAAAAGAAAATCTTTATTTATGGATTTTTCTTTAAATTCATCGTAGGCTTCTTTTATCCTTGTTTCGTTTTTCATTAGGTAGTAATTAAGTGTAATAGTGCCACCTGAATTCTCGTATGCTTCAAATTTGTCAAAACTCATTACTCCGCCGTCCGGGCTTACTATTACCGCAGAGGGCTTTTTGATCCATTTATCGTTTTCGTCTACGCGCAAGCCGTATGTTGCGTCGTAAGCGACCCGCAACCATTTTAAAAGAAAATCTTTGTCCTTTGATTTCTTATTGAATTCGCGCCACCCTTTGTCTCTTGTTAGGTTGTTTTGTTGGGCGTAATGATAAGAGGCGCGAACTGCATTTGAGCTATTTTGTGCAAACTCATTAAAACTAATCATAATAAAATCCTTTTCTTTTATTATACCACTTTTTCAAAACCAACCCCATTTAAAATTTAAGTTACTATTCTATCAAAGGCCGTGCCTTAAATTTAACTCTCGTGGAGGACAAAATGGATATTGAGGAGCTAAAAAAGCAAGTTAGTGATTTGCAAGCCGAAAAAGAAGCGATGAACGCTAAAAATAAAGAGCTTTTAAGCGAGGTAAAAAAGCTAAAAGCTAAAAATAGCGACGCGGTAGAAGCCGAAAAATACGCCGAGCTTGAAGCTAAATACGACGAGCTAAAAGAGCAAAACGATAAGCTCGCTAAAAAATACGATACCGATACGAAAAAGCTAAACGCCGATCTAGCTAACGCTAACGGATCGCTAAATAAGTATCTAATTGACGCCGGGCTAAGCGATAATCTCGCAAAAGCGGGCGTAAAAGCGGAGTTTTTAGAAGCGGCCAAAGCTCTTTTGCGTGGCAATGCTAGCTTAAAAGACGACAAGGGTGAACTAAAGGCGTATATTGCGGATAAGCCTATAAGCGAGTTTGTGAGCGAGTGGGCGCAAAAAGACGGTAAAGCTTTTATAGCGGCGCCTCAAGGTCAAGGCGGAGGAGCGAGCGGAGGCGGCGGTAACGTAAATATCGGCGCTAAATGGGGCGGCACTCGCGAGGAGCGAATAGCCGCGATAAAAGAGAAATTTAACTTAAAGGAATGAAAATATGGCACTAAGCGATATGAAGGTATTTTCCGAATACCTAGCAGGCACGACGATCGAGACGCTAAGTCAAGACATAGAGAAATTTAACGCGGCTAGCGGCGGCACGATAATTCTAAACGCGCAGGGCATAGACGGCGATTTTATGCAAGAGAGCTTTTTTAGAGGTATCCACTCCGCGCAACGCAGGGTAGATAGATACGCGGCTAACGCGGCGGCTACGGCTACCACCTTAAGACAAGAGCAGGACAACGCCGTAAAAGTAGCGGGTGGATTTGGGCCGGTAGTGTTTGAGCCGGGGCAGCTAACGTGGATAAAAAAAGACCCGTCCGTAGCGCTTGAAGTGATTTCAAGAAATATGAGCGAGGCGATGATAAGCGATATGCTAAATACGGCCATCTCCGCACTCGTAGGCGCTATCGGTAATAACGCGGGCGTAGTAAATGACGTAAGCGCAAGTGGCGGCATAAACCAAGCCAACCTAAACAACGCCTATGCCAAATTCGGCGACAGAAGCGCAGCGATAGTAGCCAACATAATGAGAGGCGCGGTATTCCACAAGCTAATTGGGCAAAATTTAGCAAACGCCGCACAGCTATTTAAAGCCGAAAACGTGCTTGTCGTTGAGATTTTAGGACGTAGGGTGGTAGTTACCGACGCGCCGGCTCTGTATAAAGCGGGAACGCCGAATAAAGACTACGTTTTGGCGCTAACCACTGGTGCCGCGATAGTAAGCGACGCGGGCGATCTAATCACGAATATCCAGACCAACAACGGCAAAGAGCGCATAGAAACGACTTATCAAGCGGACTATACGTTTGGGTTGTCGCTCAAGGGCTATTCTTGGGACACGGCAAACGGCGGCAAAAGCCCGGATAACGCAAAACTAGGCACCGGCACGAACTGGGATAAGATCGCAGCTAGCGATAAAGATACTGCGGGCGTGCTACTAATAGGCGACGCGGCTAAAAACTAGGAATCGGTAAATGTCTAAAATTTGGTATGTAGAATTCCCGACGTTTCAGTATAACGAGGACGTCAAAGCCCTAGCCAAAGAGCGAGGGCTAACAATCATTGACGCTAAATTCGACGATGGCGACGGGGTAAAAGACCCGCCCGCTTTGACTTTAAAGGGCGCGACGCAAGAAGTCGATTACGATGAGCTAATATCAAGGCTCGATACATTAAAAGCTGGCGAGCTGAAGTTGCTAGCGGCTCATTTGGGCGTTGAATATACTAACGCGGACGGCACGAAAGCCGCGATAAAAGAGAAGCTGGAGCAATGATACCCGAGGACGGCACGGGGCTAGCTAATGCCAACGCTTACGTTTCGGTCGAGTTTGCCGATGAGTACTTTTCGGCACGCGGCAACCAAACGTGGGCGGGGCTGGGTAGCGCGGATAAAGAGGCGGCCATTATCAAGGCGACGGATTATTTAGAGGCGGCATATTTCGACAAATGGCAAGGCGAGAGATTAAAAGCCGATCAAGCTTTGAGTTTCCCGCGCTCGCCGTTTGGAATGCCTGCTAAGTTTAAATCCGCCGTTTGCGAGCTAGCTATAAGGGCAAACGCGGGCGAGCTAATGAGCGACGTCGAGCGACTAACCACAAAAGAAAAAGTAGGCAGTATCGAGGTGGAATACGCACAAAACGCCGACCCCGCCACCAAATACGCTTACGTGGCTAGCCTTTTAAAGCCGTTTTTAAAACCCGCAAACGCAATGGTAATGAGGCTAGAGCGATGCTAAATGAAAAAGCTAAAAATACGGCGTTTAAATTGCTCGAAAAATTCGGCAAGGTAGGCACGTATAAACGCAAAAGCGGGCAAATTTACGACCCCGAAACGGGCGGAATGACCGAACAGATAAGCGAATACAAAGTAAAGGCGTATATCGATAGCGCGAAAAGCTACTCAAATTTAATAGAAAAAAGATTATTAAACGAGGGTGATAACGTGATCTTGGTAGCCGCTAAATCTTTGCCTTTTATGCCGCAAAACAACGACGTAATAGAGTTTCCTCACTGCTCCTATACTATCAAATACAACGACGCGGTATGGGGCGGCGAGGACGTGGCGTTACATCAGCTAATCGGAGTTGCAAAATGATTGATAGACAGATAGAGAATTTTAGTGCAAAGGCGCAAGAAAAAGCGCTAAAAATCTTTAAAAAATCAATCATCGACCTGACCTCGGACATCATAAGCGACACGCCGGTAGATACGGGTAGGCTAAAAAATAATTGGTTTCCTAGCGTCGGTGCGGCTAGCGAGCAGACAACAGAAGCGACCGCAAACGAGGCAGGAGATAGGTCCAATAGCCTCGTAAACAATCAGCTAGCGCTAGATAAAACCTTTTATTTTACAAACAATTTGCCTTATGCCTTTCGCATAGAGTTTGAGGGTTGGAGTAAGGTAAAGGCCCCGCAAGGTATGGTAAGGCGCAATGCTATCCGCTGGAAGCAAATAGTAAAAAGGGCGGCACGTGCTTAGAATTCGTCAGGCTTTAGAAAAAGCGGTTTTAGCGGTTACGCCGGCTATCGATACGGCGTTTGAAAATACTACGTTTAATCCTAGAGCGGGTGAGCCTTACCAACAACTTTATTTTTTGCCCGCCAAACCAAGCGCTGCTGTAATTGATGATAGTATTTCAGAAGTATTGGGCGTGTTTCAAATAACCTTACGCTACCCCGCGGGTAAAGGCGTCAAAGACGTTTTAGAGCGCGCGAAGCTTTACGAAAAAGCTTTTAAAGTAGGCGTAAAGCTAGAAAATGAGGTTTTTGTTACCGCTCCGACGAGCGTTAATATTTTAGGCGTTGACGGCGATCGCTACGGCGTGACCGTTTCTATTTATTTTAAATCTTATAAGGAGTGAAAATGGCGGAGCAGCTAAAAGTAACAGATAGCCAGCTTACTAAATTTTATATTTGCGACACTAGTGTCGATTTGGGCGATGCGACTAAAATAAAAACGGCGCTAACATCGGCAAAACGTATAGCGTATTTAGAGGATTTGGGCGACTTTACCAAAACTCGTAAAACCAACGAATACGAGTGCATAGACGAGGACGCTACGGCAGTATCCCAGGGAGCTATAAGTTATAGCGAGACGGAATTAAAGCTATTTTATGCGGCGGGGCAAAATAACGGCGTAAAAGAGCTTACCGAGATGTTTAACAAGAAACTACGAAAGCAATTTATCATCGTGGGTAGCGACGAGCCTGCGACGGGAGCAAATAAAAACCCGACCTACATCACTGGCGAGTTTATAAACACCAAAACTGGCGTATCTATCGCAAAAGACGACGTCGTGCGCGTACCGATAACCATCAAAATAACACGCCTAGACGACATCATAGAGGCTAAGGGGGCGTAAGTTATGGATTTAAAGAATTTCGATATAAGCAACGGTGAAACGGGTGTCGAGCTAACCATCCTCGATCTTGACAACAAACCGACCGACATCAAAATCAAAGTGCTAAGTTTTCACGGCAAAAAAGGACGCGAGGTATTTATGAACGCCGTAAAAGAAAATAAAGGCGCCGAACAAAGCACGCTAGAGGTTATGGTGGGGCTTACGGTAGGCTGGAGCGGCATTAGCGAAAACGGCAAAGAACTAAAATTCAGCCACAATGAAGCTAAAAGAATTTACGAAACCTATCCGCTAATTGCTAATCAAGTCGAGCGCTTCATAGAGAATGCGAGAAATTTTTTAAAAAAGTAAGCGACGAGCTCGCGCTATACGTTAGGCAGCTAGCCTACTACGCAAAAACCGACGTTAAAGAGCGCGAGTTCCCTCCGGTAACCCAAGGACGACATCTACTACACGCGCTTGACGAGCTAGGATATTGCAAAAATAGCGGCTTTGGCGCGGTAGCCTTAGATTTTAACGATATTAAAAATTATACCGAGCTAACGGGCGATAAATTCAATTGGTGGGAAATATCGGTTTTACGCAACTTAAGCCGTATCTACGCCGCCGAAATAAATAACGACGACAAGCAGGCCTATGCGCCATATCAAGGCGAATTTAGCCCTAAATCTTTTTCATCTATCAAAGAAAAATTCATGAAGTAGTCTTTTAAAGGCTACTTTTATACAAGATTATTATAAAATTTACTGAAAATTTATTAAGGACGGGAAAAATGAAAAAACTTCTACTGTTGTTATGCTTCTTGCATGGGATTATTTTTGCGGAGTGCGCTTTTGTAGAATCTGTAGATAAAATGGAAGATAAAAAAGAATATATATTTTCTTGCATAACAGACGGGAATGAGCTGTATTATTTTTCCAACCAACCAAAGCCCAGACCAAAATACGACGAGATTTATATTAGTCCAAATAAAAAAGAGGACTTGTACCTAGGGATGTTTGCTATAAAAAATGTTACCGAGCATGGAGAATCTACGCAAACTATCAGAATAAAGTTTGATAAAGGTCAACCATTTTCGGCAACGGCGGTAATCTTTAATAACGCTGGGTCGGCAGTAGTAGATTTAAAAGACAAATATTATCAACAGTTTTTAAAAGCCGATAAGGTTGTAATAGAATATGAAACCTTTAAAAACACAAAAAATCAAATTGAAATAGACGTATCTGAGCTAAAGACAATTGATTTTAAGGTAGGCAGCATCATAAAAGTTACTTGGTCTGCTTTGGGGTGCGAAAAAAAAGAGTCTTTGTTAAAAGCCGAGAAAGCAAGAACTCGGGCCACAAAAAAGCAACCATTTAAAACACCGGAAGATTGCGAATTTTTTTATGAGTATCCAAGCGCTACAGAATTAAAGATTTTGGAAGTTGAAAAAAATTATATAAAAGTTTTGCCGTTAAAAAAAGAGTATCAAAATAAAACCTATTGGATTAATTCTGATGACTTTTTTAGATGACTTTTTAAAATTTTTAAACTTATCGTTCATATTTCTTAATTATCGTTAATATCTCGTCTAAATTTTTGCCCTTTTCGTAGTGATACAAAAAGGGCTCTACCCAAGCGGGGATTTCTTTTAACTTCCAATTAGCGACTGAATTGTAACTCATTCCTACCATCTCCGCAAAATCACTTCTCGTTAAATTTAACTCTTTTAATCTCGCCGAAAAATCATCGTAATTCATTTTTGTTAGCCTTTGCCCTCTACTTCAAAAACCTTATTCTTTATTTCCTCGTATGATTTGGCTTTGATAAAATTTTCAAACTGGCTATTAAGCCACTCTATAAGGCGATGTGGAAAAATGCAAAGCTGGAGCGGGATTATTATTTCGACAAATACAAAAAGCTATCCGAAAAAAATACACAAAAAGAAAACAAATGCGTCAAGGCATTAGACGAAACGCAAAAGTGTTTTGAGGAGATTTTTACGGCTATCGGCGCAGTCAAGGCGTATATTTTTGATAATGACGATTTTTTTATGAAAAACAACGCGCTATTAGCCTAATTTAATCAAACCAACGCCCCCTTAAATTTCATATACAATTTGCCCTAGATTAAAAAAGGGGCGAATTATGACCGAAGTTGCTAGCTTGATCATCAGTGCTAAAGTTGAGGGTGCGGACAAGCTAAAAAGCGATTTAAATAGCATAGGAAACGAAGCGAAAAAAGCCGAGAACGCGGCGCAAGGGCTGGCTAACTCGTTTACGGGGTTAAAGACAGCCGTTGCCGCCGTGGCAGG